CCGCGATTACGGATCTCGTTAAGGACACCGACCCAGTACTTGGCGCTCTCATTCCGCCGACCACAGGCCAAGGACTCACGATGCCGTCCAGTCTTGTCCCAATAGCAACATAAACGGCTTTCTTGACGGTTCGGCCGTCTGCCTCACATTGAAATGCACGGCGTCCATAAAGACGACTGCATACTTTTTGGCCAGCGGCCGGTTCTGCCATTCTTTGGCAATCGGCAGAATTCGATCCGTCATTCGCGAAATCATTTCAGCAGAGGCATCCACACCGTAGATAGACTGCAGGTGAGCCGAGATATCCCGGGTCGTCATGCCTTTTGCATACATGGACAGGACCTGATCCTCTATATTTGAGATATCGGTCTGGTTCTTTTTGACTGACTGCGGTTCGAAGTCACCCTTGCGGTCTCTGGGGACGTCGATCGGGATATCTCCGGCCGAAGAGGTGACTGTTTTAGGGCTGTAGCCGTTGCGGCTGTCATCTGTATGCTTGTTCTTGTAGTCATATTTGCTGTAACCGAGATGGTCATCCATCTCGGCTTCCAGCATCTGCTGGATCGTATCTCCGAGAAGATCCCTCAGCATAGCCTGTACGTCCTGGGCGTCTTCCGGTTTGTAGTGGGAAAGGAGACTCTGAATAAGCGCTTTTCTTTCCGGTGTCAGTTTTCTCTGTCTTGCCATAAAAATATCCTCCTGGATTGAATTTATCTTAACACCAATCCAGGAGGCTTGCTTTCTTCTCTATGGAGTTTACACAGAATTTGTTATACTCTCGAGCCGGCTGCTTGATTACGAGCCGATTCTCTCTTCTAAAGCTTCCTGCAGGACCTGTGAGAAGTTGATATTCCGCGCTTCGGCTCTCGCATTCAGCCACGCGGGAATGGTCAGATTTTTTCGCACCGCCTTATTGCCGTACTTGGCGGCGTAGCCGTCCATGTCGAGGACGATAAGGTTTACGAAGCCGCCTTCCTTCGGCGCGACGTCCGACATTTTGCTGGGAGCCGGCGCGGCTTTTCCGTCTTCGAGTTCGTCCAGCACCCAGCCGGACGCGGCGTCCGTAGCCATCAGAATGGCGTCTGCGAGAGAATCGCCCTGTGTCACGCATCCCGGAAGGTCGGGCACTTCAACGGTGTAAGCGCCTTTCGTTTCTTCGCAGGGGTAGAAACAGGCCGGATAGATTAATTTCATAATAAACAGCCTCCTTTTATCGGCGGACGGCGCGGGGCTTCTAAAGCCCCGCCTGTTCCAATATCGACCTTACTGTTCTTTGGTCGAGATCCCCAGTGTGTCTCAGGATTGTGATTTTGCCGTTTTTTGTGGGGTGGATGTATCGATAATGGAAACCTTTGACGTTTTTCAACCTCCATCATCCATCCTTCAAAAGGATTTTTTCAATTTCCCGAAACCTCACATCCCTACCCCCTTGTGATTATATTATACGCATAACTGTCAAGAATATATAAAACTTTTTGACTGAAATGAAAAACGCGCCTTTTGAAATATTGGGGTAAATCGAGAATTTTCATAGATAAAACAAAAAGAGGCTTCCGTAAGGGAGCCCCTGTATTCACAAATGGCGCGCCGGACAAGATTTGAACTCGTAACCTTCGGATCCGTAGTTATTTTTTTTACGTTTTAGACTAATTTTAAACAATTGTAAAAGTTAATTTTTCTGTTGCTAATACTGAATTAACACACTTCCATTATTTTTTGAGCTTGCTATAATATTGCTCAAACGATATAGCTCGTGAGTACCCGGCGAGTACCGGAGGTGCGATTTTTTCAATGGCAAATATCAACCTTACAATCAATTACGTCGAAAAGCTCAAGCCTTCCGACAAGAAGTTCAACGTACGCGATAAACTCATAAATGAACTTATCCTGCGCGTTTCGCCCTCCGGCACTAAAACCTATTACCTTGATGTCAAGCTTCCAAATCGCCGCACGATGAAGAAGATCGGCGATGCAGTCGTGCTCACTCCACAGATGGCGCGAGAAAGAGCCAAAGAGATGCTGCTTCAAATTCAAGCCGGCGAAACCTTCAAACCGAAGCTCACTCTTAGAAAACTGCTCGATAAATATTATACTACTCATGAGCTGGAAAATTATAAAACCGGACAATACACCATCGATTGTATCAAAAAACATTTCACGTGGCTGTTCGACCGGCCTGTTGAAAGCATCACCTTCATCGAAATCGAACAATGGCGTTCGAAGCGGATAAAAACAGTTACGGCCGCGACGGCCAACAGGAACGTCGATATGCTCAAAGGCGCGCTGACATATGCATATAAGCACAAACTTATTGACAGCAACCCGCTGAAAGGCTTCCCAAGGCTTCCGGAGGCCGACAGCGAGGAGAAAGTCCGCTATCTTACAGATGAAGAATACGCAGCGCTCATGGTTGCGCTCGACGAACGCGAGGACGAACTGCGCGCCAAGCGCGCCCGTACTCGCGCCCACGCCAAAGGGCAGCATCTGCCGGATACCAGCGCCACAGTCTATGCCGATTATTTCAAGCCGCTGATACTTACGGCGCTCGGCACCGGCATTCGCCGTAACGCGATATTCCATCTGCTTTGGAGCGACATTGATTTTGACAACGACACTATCACGCTGCGCGCTTCATGGGCTAAGAATAAGAAGACGGCGATTATCCCGATGAGCAGGAAGGTCAAAGCCGTTTTAGAGGCATGGCGCAAGGAGTGCCCTGGCGAAATCGTATTCCCTTCGCCGAAAGACGGCGGTTATCTGGATAACGCAGATCAGTCTTTCGCGGTAGTTCTTAAAAAGGCCGGCATCAAAAATTTCCGTTGGCACGACATGAGGCACGACTTCGCCTCGCGCCTCGCCATGGCCGGCGTGGACTTGAACACTATCCGCGAACTGATGACGCACAGCGACATATCCACCACCATGCGCTACGCGCACCTGTCGCCGAATGTAAAGAAAAAGGCTGTTGATATGATATAAAGTCTATATGCCTATTTACATAATTCGATAAAATCATATAATAACCTTAAAGTTAACTTGTGAGGGATATAGGCTGGGTTCCCGAATGGGAGTAGGCGCTTGGCGCCAAGAATTCCCTTGCCCCCGGGGTTAACTTTTTTGTTTGCTTTTTATTTTCGCTATTATGTCAGGGGCTTTCTTGTATTCTTCCACGTTTTCAGATAGAACGATTTTATCCTGTGTAGGCCACATTCATTTTATTTATCATCGAAATAAATGCCTAATAACTTGTCTGTATCCTTTTCTCCAGATAACTTCATAATCACGCGTTCTTGTAATTTTTGCAGTATATCTTCTGACCAGTAAGGAGAGCTTTTTTCAAAATTCTCTGAGTTGATAGACATAATATACTGTTTCCCTGTATCAATGCTATTTTGATAAATAAATTCCATCCATTTTGCGCGATGTCCGGCGTCTATATCGGCAAATAGTGCATTATCATGCCAGACAAAGCCAAGATCATGGTTACTGCCATGGGTCAACAGCAGCCAGTCGTATGCTAAGGTCATCTCGTGCGTGATGCCGGTCGATTTGCCTGATTGAGCAGACACCTTTAAGTCGAATTGTATCTGGTTATTACCACCATTAGCCGTAATGGATATGCCAGCAGGTATATCCTCCCCGAACTGTAACATCAGCCGTTGAAAGAGTCCTGACTGACAATCGAGCGGAGAGCTCGCTACATACTTAGTCGCCTCGAAATTATCGTTTGCAATAATACTCCGTATTTTTGCCTGCTGCTGCTCCAGTGCCGCGATCTCCTTCTGAACTACTCCAAGCCGCTCTATTTCAAGCTCATGCATATTTTTTTCTTGTAGCAAAGCCTGATATTCATTTTCAGAGTGCCTATTCTTTAATTGTGCCTCCAACCGTTTCGCGGATTCCTTTAAATGCAAATATTCATTATTTAATCTTTCATTTTCTGCCTGTATCTGTTGCTTATCACATTCAAGCCTATGTGTCCTGTTTTCTGCCATTTGCTTATGAAAAACCTCTACTTTATCGAAATGCTCTAACGCACTTTCTTTGAAAAGCTTTTTCAATCCCTCATAGAGACCTTTTAGCTCATCTGCCGTCATATCTGGGGTGTAATCCAGGGCTTTGTTTATGGAAGCTAATTGATAATTATTTATCGAGATTTTCTGAAATAATGTTTCTATCTTTTCTTCTTTGTCTTTTATTTCTCTCCGAATATCATCAAAAGCTTCAAATATGTTCATATTCTCAAGCTGCGCCTTCAGTCTCTCTAATCGTTGCTTATGAGAAGCCAGATCTGCATCTATGCCCAGCTCGTTATTTCTGGAGTTTTTCTTTATCTCTTTATATTGTTTAATTTGATTTCTGATGTTATTCAGTTTTACAGCATTTAGTTTCTTTCGTTCTGCCAGAAGGTAGGCTGCACCCAACAAATAGAGAGAACGAATAGTTGCGTCACTGGGCTTCTGATCGCTGCTGACAGGATAAATTTCATCTGAAATATCCTCACGTCTGTGCCTCATGAAGCGAGTGATGAGACTTCTGAATGATAGACCGCTTACATTTTTATCAATTAAGAATGGTCCGTTTCCATCAAAAAATTTTTGTAGCCGAGCAAGCTTTATAGCCTTGTCATCCAAAGCAAGCGTATTATTACCGACTGAGCGTTCAATCCGATGATTTTGTCCATTTAACTCAAACTCAAGAAAGAACGACCATTCTTTTGGGATTTTCTTTAAACCTTCGTTGCTATTCGCAGCTAGACAGAAATTTACCAGGCGCAGCGCCGTAGTTTTACCTACGCCATTACAATTCCCCTTAAGAGAAGCATTTTCGCCGGATTGAGATGTCTCTCCCATAATGATAGACAGCCCAGTCGGATTGAACTGTATATCGTGGAACGATGGGTTGTTAGAATAAAGTTTTAACAGTTTCATGTTCTATCACACATACTCTGTCGTATGACGTAAAGTCGATTTTTTTTATTGCATACAGAGTGTCCAGTGCCAATATGATATAGTCCATCGATGGCTTAAACCTCCAACCGGAGCCCTCTGAATTCAAAGCCGCGTACAGTTCGTCCGCTGTCTTAGGCGTGTCAAGCATGGTAAGACAATGTCCAGCCAAAGCTAAGATTGACTGGTCTATCCTTACATGCTTATTGGGAATCAGGGCTAAATGGCGGTTCAAAAACATCACAGCTTTCAAAGTATTTTGTAAAAATTATCTCGGCTGCATAGTAATAGCTTTTCTGTGTTTCAAGATCCATATCTTTAACATCTGATGGCAACATAGAACGTATCATTTCATGATAACGTATGTCCGGCGCGTTAGCAGAATAGTCATGCACTTCGTCTATTACTTTGCAATATATTCGCCTTAATAAAGCTGCTATTTTTTGTTCTTCATCTGGTGAAGAGACAAAATAATCCTCCACATCACTAACATATTTGCTATTTTCCAATATTCTATCACGAATTTTTTGAGTGAGTCCATTGCTCCTAATTTTTTCTTCTAACTTTGGAGATACTAAAGGGCTATCAACATTTGAGCGGTGTTGCATATTTAGGAAATGAGTGAGTATATTTTTTAAATATTCATGATTAGGAATCCCGCTTCCATCAAGTGGGATATACTCTATAATTAGCATTTGCTTGTCTTGCTGAAGCTGGGAGAACATTTTGTACAAACGATCCATACCGATCGGATCGGCTGTTTGCAGATTAGGGTCCGAATCTTTTATTTTTGTAAGCTGCAAGACAACATTCGGATCGATTCCTCTCATATGATCGTTTAAAACAAAGTGGAAATGCTCGACTGGTCCCCAATGTTTTTTCAGCTTATTGTAGTCTGTGTTTAACTTTTGCACTGCGTATTGCGATACTGTTTGTTGGGACGTTGAAGGAGCTGGAGCGTATACTTGATAATATCGTTTTTCTTCTGTAATACACCCGTCATTACCGCCATCGCCTCGGTAGCTGGCAATTTTTATGAACCTTGAATCTATGGCTATCATTATATCTGAAAAAAATTCTTGAAATTCCACGCCGGATTTCTGATGCACACGCAGTTCAAAATAATCTCGTATCTGTCGTTCCATGATATGGGTTGACACTTTACATCCTCCTTGTTCCGAGCCAGTCCGCGTGCCCTGAAAAACGAAGTTCTATCTCTCTTTAGCTTACGTGTTGTTCTGTCTTGTTTTTGATTGGCATTATATCGTCCATTTGTACCTTTCTATAAGATGTCACCTTAGGTTGTAAGGGCTCAGTCTTGTATTTTAATTTTATTTCTTCTATGAGTTCCTGCATTTCTGGGAAAAGTGTTGATTTTGTAATATTCATACTTCCCAATTCTTCAAGCATTGTTTCTTTAACAGTATTTTTTATTTCATATAATTTAATGTCTACCCTTCTACATTTGTGCTCTTTTGAAGAGCGATAGTCTCTTGCTCCGAATAAGAGAAAACCTCCCGACTGAGCTTTTATACGCGGATTATTTATTTTAGCACTTACACAAATGCCCCCATTTAAATCTTTGTTGATATTTTTTACGTAATAGGAATTACTACAACTTGACCTTTCTTTATTTATCAGAGACATTAAATCCTTAACAGCCTCTTCTTGTTTTTTCTTTTCATCTTCACGCATTTTATATTCCATTTTTGAATTAAATTCGTCATTCAGTTTTTCAGTAAGTTCTTCTCCCATAGCAGGCACAATAAGACCCTTTTCTTTCATATCCGTGTTAAGCATGGCAAGATTTGCATACATTGATACAAGATAGTCATCAGGCGAAAATACTTTTGAAGCGTTTATGACAAAAAATTCTCCATTATTGTCTTTGTGTTTTTCTTCTATACAAGCGAAGTAAAGAGCAACATAAGGATTTAATGTTATGTCCAGTAATCTTGTCGGTAATCCGTAATGTTGAAGTTTTACCAAACTATCAAAAGTTGTTTTGTCTTCCTCTAAAAAATATGCATATTTAGAAAATGCATCTCTAACCATATTAGATTCGTTTTGTATATATCCATCATCTCTAAATAACGACGGAATAAGTTCATTATAATGCTTATTTTGCCCTCTAAAAAGCAAAGTCGAGTTACTTTTTTTTGAACAATTCTCCTTTTTGATTACGTCCTGAAATTCTTTAAAAGTCCCTATTTCTCCTACAAATTGTATATTCTTGTATTTTTCATTGTTTTTCATGAACAGTTGCCTCTCCTTCTTAATGACTTCAATTCGGTTTGCATCTCGTACTTTCAGTTTCCTGGCTATGGCTTGTGCTTCGGGTTTTTTACTTTTTCACCGTTACGGTTTTTCTCTCGCCCGGCGCGCTTCTGACGTCATTGCGAGGCTGGAAACGGCTGAGCATTTGGGAGCAGGGGGCCGTGGTGTAAAATAAATCCCGATGATCGTCTTTTTCCTTGCTTTTTTCTGGGTTGCTAATCATCTGCAATAAGCAAAAGATTTTGCTAATCGTAAAACGTAAAATACGCGTAGCAAAAAGTTTATAAAAGTAATTTATTTTTTTACGATATCCAATAAACTATGGAAACAGTATACGCTTGGCGATCTTCCTTTTCCAGTTTTGAGTTCTTTCACGATGTCATGCTTTTTTAATTTGCGTATGATTGTGGTTACCGTGGCTCTGGGGACATTGGCATTTTTGGCAAATTCTATAACATTAAATACCGGACTCCAGAAAAGACTGTCCAGTACCGCGACAGTAAATCGCGAGTGTGTTATGGACTGTATTCTACCTTTCATTTCCTCGTACAAAGCCATGATTTGACCTGCTTTCCGCACATTTGCCACAGCCTGCTCCGTAACGGCGTTTAAGAAAAATTCAAGCCATTCATTCCATTCTTTGTTGCTTGAGATATTGCGCAGTCTTAAGTAATACTCGTCTCTGTGTCCTTCGAGATATGAGCTTAAATAGAACATCGGCCGCGAGATAACTTTTTTCTGATATAAGAATAATGGGATAAGTATGCGCCCCAAACGGCCATTGCCGTCTTTAAATGGATGAAGCATCTCAAATTGGGCATGTAGAACTCCCGCTTGGATGATTGCGTCTTTCTCGTTTGCGCGGGCATATTGCTCCCAATTCTCCAGGAAACCAGAGAGCTGCATTGGGTCAGGTGGGATAAAACTTGCGTTTTCCATAGAACATCCAGCTGGACCAATCCAGTTTTGCTCGTTTCGCACTTCGCCGGGAGATTTATTTTGGCCTCGTACACTGTCCAGCAGAATACGGTGCATTTCCCGAATGAGATACATAGAAACGGGTTTGTCTTCGAGGTGTTTCTGTGCCGAGAGCAATGCCTTACGGTAATTAATGATTTCCTTGATATCTTCGTGGTTGCTTTTAGGGCTGACAAGACCGGCCTCATGCTCCAGAACTTCATCTACCGTTGCTTGTGTGCCCTCTATCCTGGAGGATAAAACAGCTTCTTCGTTCATTAGCGGCGAGAGCATTATTGTCGGATTTACAATACCGCAAAGTAACCCGTCATAACGCCCTAACATCATATTTGCCCGGGCGACAAATGTAAGTAAACGTTCGCAATCTATGATGCCCTTAAGTGGAAGCATTTCTGGAATATACGGTTCCATCAAAAATCCTCCTAAAAGTTCCTCCTACCTTGCAAATTCATAATGTCGCCCTCCTACTTGCTATTTATCATTACGGTCATTAAAATATTTTTCTGTTACTTTAACTAATTGTTCTGTATAATTATATAAATCACCTATATTCTCTAACGGATACCTTGTTTCTTTTTTTACTTCATCGAATATACCGACAGAAGCACCTTTAGTGTTGAAATATAGTCTGCAAATAGGTAGCCTGTTATTGTCATCGAAAATAATTCCGCAATAACTCTGCGTGTCGCGCATTGCCACACGGTCTATAGGGACAATCCGGCATAAGATTGCGCGGATTATATTAAAGGCGTCAATTTCTTCTTGGGTAGTTATAATTTTGCCTTTTTCATTCTCTTCTGCTGTTGGTGTTTCTGAAACCGTCTCTGGCGGCATCGAAGCAGAGGCTTTTTCTTCTTGTAGGGCAGAGGCGAGACGGTCGCTCACCCTATCGCTTATAAACTGCGAAAGAGCTTTTTTGGTGATTGCCTTAAATTTTTCTAAAGATGGAGCGGTAAGCCTTCTATCATACACCTGCTTCGTAAGCAACTTCGTAAAGTCCTCATCCGGATCGGCAAGCATATCTGCAAGATAGTTTTTCATCTCATTTGTATATTTTAATTCCTCAGCTGCGGGAATAATTGCATCAATGCTGAATGCATTTTTACTGTATTTTTTAAGCTCTCGAAGTGCTGTTTCATTCACATCGTTGATATTGAATTTCAAAAAAGGTTTATTATCCAATTGCTTTGATTCGTCAAGGTCTGCATAAAACTCATATTCTACGCCATTTGTAAGAATGCCGATCCTTGCGGGCACCACCATGAAGTAACGCGCAAGCTGTACACGATGGTCCTGTGTAAGATCACCACCGCTCCACTTACACTCAATTAACATTATGGGCTCATTGTTTTTCATAATTGCATAGTCAATTTTTTCGCCCTTGCGGTCAACAATATCAGCCACGAATTCAGGAACGACCTCTGCAGGGTTAAATACATCATATCCAAGTGCTTGGATAAAAGGCATCACAAGGGCGGTTTTTGTTGCTTCTTCAGTCTGAATACTCGCCCCCATGTTCTTATTGCGTTGAACAATAACTTTTATTGCGTCAATAAGCTCCATGATATATCCTCCTCTGAAATTATTTACTTTAAATCACTGGTTTCGGTTTTGAAACTCGGATTATTCGCAAGACCCTCCCATAGACTAAAAAGAACGAATCCACGTTGACTTGGATGTCCATGTAGTCCCTATTGGTAGAGCGAAGAATCGGCGGTTTGCCTTCTCCCTGGCTGACCATACCCTTCACCATGAGCCGCCCGTCCAAGCAGACGACCATGACATTGCCGCTCACCCAATCATGGCTGTGGTTGAACACGACGATGTCGCCGTCATGTATCTGCGGCTCCATGCTGTCACCCTCTACCGTCATGCAGCTGAGCGATTTGTCAGAATAAAATGCGGACAGCTCTGCGTCGAATACCGGCCACGTGCCGACGAATTCAAGCTCTGGCGCGTCGACGTCGTAGTTATTGCCGTTACCCGCCGAAAGGCGTATTTCTGGCGATACCATAGGCACCATCAGGATATTCTCAGGCGGTATGGGGCGCACGTTAGATTGAAGCTCCAGATCCGGCGTGCCCACACGGGACGCCTGCGGCGGCGTTGGATCGTCGGTCTCACCCATCAGATAGGCGACGCTGGTGTTGAGGGCGGAGGCGAGGCGCTGTTTTGTCTCATCGTCCGGCTCGTTTATGTTATTCTTCCAACGCGATAAGGTAGCCCCCGTAACATTAATAATGTCCAACAATTCATTAGTTTTTATTCTTATTTCCTTTTGTCTGAGAGAAATCCTTTCGCCTATCAAGCTCAACCCTCCTTTGTAATTATAAGGATACGAAAAGCGTAATATTTTGGCAATCGCGTTTCTTGTAATTGCATATTACATAAAACGAAATATGGGCTTTTAGACCTATTGAATTATTACATATTGCGTAATATTATGTAATGCAAGGAGGTGAGAAAATGAATTTAGACAGGATTATGAAAGATAAAAAAATTACGAATATCGTAATAGCAAAACGCTTTAATACAACAACTGCAACTGTATCACGCTGGCGCAATGGCGTAAATAATCCAGATCCAAGCATTCTGCCCGAGCTTTGTGATTATCTCGGCTGCACGTTGGACGAACTTCTGCGCGACGACGTAAACCCTACGTCGTCCCCGTCTGCGAAAACGGGCGGGGAGACGGCATAGCTGAGGCGCGGGAACTTTCCGAGGCGTATGCGGGATTTTATTTCGGCATCGAGGAAGCACTCGACCTTGGAGCAGACGGCCGCATCGACGAACCGGGAACTCGCGGCTCGGCTGAGCGGCTGATGAACGCACTATCCGCCGCGCTGGCGTAATTGGAAGGTGCACCATGACAATCGAATACCGGGCGAAACAAAAACTTCATGAAAGAGGGGTGGAGACGTGGAGAAAAAACAGAGCACGGTAATCAACATAAGGCTTGACGACGATACCGTGCGTAGGGTTGACGAGTGCGCGGCACGGGTGGATAGGAGCCGGTCAAATCTTATTCGGCATTTGATTTTAACAGGGCTGGATGCGCTTCAAGATAACGCTCGATTGCGTCCTTCAGCAACCAGCTCATAGTATTGCTAATGCTTCGGTCTTCGGCAGAGGCAATCAGCAGTAGTTTTTCGTCAACAGTATCATCGATTCTCATGTTCCTGACTTTTGTCGTCATTGTTACCACCTCCGGCTACAGAATATCATAAATAGTTGTGGTAATTGGTGGTAATATGTGGTTGCTTTTATCATATGTTTATGATATTATTTGTGGTAGAAACAACCACGACAGCATGGGAGGTGAGCCGATGGAACTGATAATCAGCCAGATACGATGGCCGGCGGAGGTCTACAGGCAGGTTAAGGAGCGCGCCTATCAGGAGCGCAAGAGCGTGAACAAGATGGTGGTCGAGCTGGTGCTAGAAGCGCTGGCTAAAGACAAGAAAGTGAGGTAATCACTGTGAATTACAGCGGAGAAGTTGAAATTATTTGTTACCCGGGCGGCAGCTGCCGTGTACGTATCAACATTCCGTTAGATTTTAGGCTAACCGAGGATGAAGCCGCGGAGAAGATGCGCTCGATTTGGGCAGAGTACGTTACCCCGCGGCAGAAAGGGCTCCCGCTCCCGCCAGAGCGAAAGCTGCCTTTTAAGACCGCTTGATTATTTTGTCAAAGCAGCCGCTGAGTGGGCGACAAAGCACCATGACAATCGAATACCGGGCATATTAAATTTAAGGGGGTGTGATATTGGAATCTACGCTTATTGCTGCAATAGAAAATATGACAGAACAGATTAAGCTGCTCCGTCAAGATTTTCAAGAATTCGAACATATAAATATAGAAATCGGAAATCCATCATTAACAAAAGAGCAAGAGAGAGCTATTGGCAATCAACTTCAACGTCTCCTGACAAGGTAAGGCCGACAATCTCATCAGTGAATAGTATTAGGCTGCCAATGTTGATTTCCCTAGAGCCGGTGATGATTTTTACATCTTTAAGGATTATATACTTGCCTTTAATACTTTCCTGAAGTTCCAATTCTTCTATCTTTTGATGAGTCTGTTCGACAACCGCCCTAATGCACTCCTCTTGCAGATTAGAGCTTCCTTTGTTAGATGAGGGTATTCCTGAAATCAATCCGGCAGAAGTAAGAAAGTTTAACCTCATATTTTTAAGAGGCGGCTCTTCTGCCCCAAACAGAGTAGAGAATGCACCAGTAAATGTTTCTTTACAAGTTAAATCTTTCAAAATGGGGCTCCTTTCATTTCTATAACCCCTATAAAAAACAAGCCCGGTATTCGATTGTCATGGTGCATATAGCACAGCGCAAAAGCTTGGAGGTGAGGATGTGGAGAATATAAAAAGCATATTGCATACGCAGCTACGGATAGATCCAAGCTTATGGAAAACGGTCAAGCACGAAGCCGTTGATAATAGCGTATCCACAAATCAAATGGCTATTATCTTGATTTCAGAGGCTCTGGAAGCGCGCCATGCTCATTCTCATAACGTTCTACCTCGGACTGGATGATCCTTGATGCGAAGGCGTTAAACGATTCGTCGTAAACAGCGGCTAAAATTTTAGCTTTTGCAAAGAGCCGATTATCAATTCTCAACTGAGTGGCAACAATGTCTGACAACTGCATAACCCCCTATGTAATATGATACTAAACAACCTATTGCATAGTAAAATAAGTTGTGCTAATATTCCAGATGTAATGTTGCTAATACACCTATTAAATTTAAGCTACAGAAAGGAGACAAAAAAATGACAGAGATTGAAACAAAGCTCGATTACCTGATCGAGCTGCTTGAAAAGGAGCAGCGGGGGCTGCGGCGTTTTCTTACGCGCGACGAGGCGGCGGAGTATATGGGTATGAGCGGCTATACGCTGGACGAATATCAGCGCAAAGGCACGCTGCAGATCCCGTCGGTGAAGATCGGCAAAATGGTGCGGTACGACCTGAAGGATATCGACCGCTACGCCGACGGACTGCCGAGAAGGGAGCGTGTGAAAGGGGAAAGGTAAATGATCATCACAGGCGGCGAACCCGGCCGCTGCGTATGCGGCAACAGACTGGTATCGGTGATATGCGCTAACAACAAGGTAACCGTGCTCTGCCCGCAATGTTACAGGCAGACGACGCGCCGGACGCGCAAAGAAGCGGCCGCGGCGTGGGACGAAAGAAGGAGGAAAGCGGATGTTAAAAATTTTTAGGAGATTATTCGCGGCGAAGAAAGGCGTGTTTCTGTCCTGCTCCTGCGGGACGAAAGAAAAACGCATCGGCAACGCGGACGGCATGGCGCGCTATACGGCGAAAGGCGCCCAGCTGCGAAATATGGACTGTTACGGCTGTCAGAGGCTCGGGCGCGGCTGCTGGGGGCCGAGGGTGGAAGTAAGAGGGCAAAGGGATGTCTGATATAAAGACGAGACGGTATATCTACCATGGCAGGGTGAGGCCCCTTGGCGTTTTTGCCCAAAAGAAAAGTTTGAAGGAGGCATCCTAAGATGCCGGAATTCGACGTCCCGGGGCTTGGCCGGGCGCGTATGGCTTTGACCGAGCTGGCGCGCAACCCGCGCGCTTCATACGGGCAGAAGCAGCTGAAGACGCAGCTCATCGAGTCCCTTTATACCGAGATACGCGCCGCGCGTATGGCCGGGCATACGTGGAAAAAAATCATGGAGTCTATCCGGAAGAGCGGCGTAGTTATAAGGTTTTCGTTGGTTTTTCTCCAGAAAAGCTTTGCCGAGATAGACAAACGGTACGAAAAAGAGACCGGTGTGAAGGCTCTGCCGCCGGCTACGTGCAGGCGAGAAAAGAAGAGCCCCTCGGCGTAAGCCAAGGGGGAGTGCGAAAAACAATTTGCAAATGAAATGGAAGCTACAACTTCCATTTCCAATTATATCACAATTGGGAGGCATACAAGATGTCGGCAAAAGCGGATACGGAATTTGATTATGAGATAGTGAATGATAAGATACGGCCCATTGCTGAAAAGCTCATTCAAAAATACGACAAGAATTCGTTCCAAAGACGAACTCTGCACCCTGTTTGCAGAAAATTTATATCTATCGGCCACGCGTGGGGCTCCAGATGAAGGGGGCAGTGTTGCCGCACGCCCCGGATTGTGTTTATGAAGGGAGACGAATAAAAATGAAACGCTACATAATAACTGAGAAGCAGCTCGACGAGCTGAAAAAGCTGCTGGAAAGGTACGAGGAGGGGTTGCCGACAAGGTATTGCGGTGGGAGCGCTGTTGATGACCTTGAGGCGGCGCAGGATTTGATCGACGAGATGGAGGAGTCTGTCGAAAAGGATTGGAACAGTCTTTTTGAGACGTGGCGCGATCTTAAATTCTTGATCGAGGACGTCGAGGGGCAGGAGGAAAGAAAATGAAAGCGCGAAAAGGCAAAATCGTAGAATGCACCGAGTCTGAGCTGTACGCATACTACCTTCGCCACGGCTGGGATGAACTCTACCCGTTCGACGAATACAAACGGAGATGCGAAGCCAACGGAACGAGAATTTTAGGGAGGAATAATGATGCAGCAGACACATCACTTGAAGCTTGATAAATACTACTGGGACGCAGTCAAGAGCGGCGACAAGCCTTTTGAGGTGCGCAAGAACGACAGAGGCTTTCAGAAAGGCGACGTCTTGTGCTTCCACAAATACGACTGTTCTGAGCCGAACAATGCCCGGCATTTGACTTTTATGATTGGAGGCGGCGATAAATGTGTAAACGTTATCTTTACCGTAATCGGACCCTTTACGTTAAAGCATATCAGTCCGTGAACGGCGTAAATTTTGCAACCTTTTTTGTCGATTCGAAAGGCTATGAGCGCATATTCCTTTTTGCCAACGAATTAACCATGCGCCATACGATGGAAGACGCACAGGCCGACCTGGACGCCTTTGCGCGGAAAAGAGGGCTCCATGAAGCAAAAGCTAAATAAAGAACGCCCTATCCTCTTCAGCGCTCCAATGGTTAGAGCGTTGTTAGAGGGACGCAAGACGCAAACGCGCAGGCCGCTGAAACCGCAGCCCGAAAAAGATAAAGCCGTGCAGGAATTTTACTCTGTCCGGTGCCCATTCGGGAGCGTTGGAGACCGCCTCTGGGTGCGTGAAACATACAAAATCGTGCCGGCGGCCGTCTGTCAATGCGGCGAAGGAATACGGCGGAAGGTAAGCCCGTCCGACCCAGACAGTGTGGCTGTATACAAATGCGAATGGGATCGCAGTCCCGCCGGCGGGCCTTGGATACCGTCGATTTTCATGCCGTATTGGGCCTCAAGGATAAAGCTGACGATCTTGGAGGTAAACATACAGCGCCTACAGGACATAACCGAACTGCAAGCCATGGAGGAGGGCGTAAAACCTTTATGCTGCTCGGAAAGCTATCGCGCCGCGTTCCGCCGCACCTGGGATTGGCTGCATAAACCTTACGGGCTCGCCGGATGGGACGCCAACCCCTGGGTGTGGGCTATCGAATTTAAGGGGGTCGAGGACGATGGAACGATACGTGCGACAGGAAATTAGAACTACGATGGACGGCGAGATGTGCGCTTCTGATTGCTACTTCTACTCGGAGAACAAGCGCAAACCCATCTGCTGGCTCGGTCGCGGCTGTGAACGGCTCCGCGACGGATACCGGACGGCTCTGTGCAAATATATGGAAGAAAACAATGACGTAAGGGGAACTGAAAAATATGCCTGAAGTGAACGAAAAAACAATGACCCCGGAAGAAACCACTTTACACATACAGGACACTCGCGATTTCTGGTTTGCGACCGTAGATATCTGCGTACTGCGCGACAAAACACTTTCCTTCAACGCCAAAGGTGTCTATGCCGTACTTGTCGCCTTTGTGGATATCGGTACCAGAGAATGGGCGCTCAAAACCGAAACACTCGCGGCGGAGTGCGGCGTCAGCCGCCGCACGGTGATGTACGCGCTCAAAGAACTTGAAGAGCACGGGTACATCAAACGTAATCGACGTTTTGCTGACGGACATCAGATTGCTTCAATGTATAAAATTATCGGACATAAGGCAGAGTGCAATATTTGCACCCAGCAGGAGCAGAAGCAGCCCGAACAACCAGAGTGCAAAATATGCACTCAGCAGGGTGCAAAATATGCACACCAATTACAAGAACCAGAATCAAATAATACATTACCTACGGTAATGGAGGCTGACGCCTCCGAAGCCGAGCCGGAGGATATCGGACTCATCGAAAAAATCCCTTTGGTGATGCGCCCAACGGCGGAATATTTATTGCTCAAAACGGGACGCAAGAGCCTGATACCCTCGGAGGTGGGTTCGCTGATGGCGCTTGAAAAAATACATCTGCCCGCGCGTATCCAGCAGGAAATCAATACCGCCGTGAAGCGGTTTAACGCGCGAGGGCGTCCACTGTCGGGCATCACCGCGGATTATCTTTACGAATCGCTTCGGCGCCAGAACTCGCGTGTGGCAAGAAAAAAGGCTCCGCCGGACAACAGCGCGGCACTGACGCAGGCGCAACAGGAGGAAGCCGAGCACGACAAGTACCTGTTTGAAAAATTCGGAAAGGGAGTCGAGCAAATTGAGTGAATACGCTAAAAAACTTGAAATACTTGAATGGGTGCGGCAGTCTTGCCCTCAAGCCTCTATGTGTGATATCCCTGACAATACGATAGAGCTTGAAATCGCAATGGAGCAAAAAGACTGCTATCAGCATTGCCCCGGCATCTCCGGTTGCAAACATCACGGGTATATTTATCTGCCAGTGCTATACCCTTACTCCGCGTCGCGCCCGCCGTACTACAAGACTGCCTGCACTCCCTGCAAAGTTCGAATCATGGCTGAAAAGAAAGCGGCGATCGAAACCTACGTAAAAAACTGTGGGATACCGGATCTATTTAAGCATGCGACATTTGAGAATTTCACCACCATACGGCGCACGCCTAAAATCGGGCTGGCAAAGTCAATAGCTCAAGACTGCGTGGCGCAGGAGCTCGCCCTCACCCTCATGGGTACGCCCGGCACCGGCAAGACGCATCTTGCCGCAGCAATGGTTCACGCGTGGCTCGCCAAGGGAAAGTCGGCGATATTTATCCCCGTTGTGGCTCTGCTGGACGAAATAAGGCGTGGGTATGGCCCCTACTCTCCGCTGCCAAAAATCGAGGACGCCATAAAAAGCACGGACTTTGTCGCCCTCGACGACCTCGGCGCACAGAAAGACAACGATTGGGTAACAGAGCGCCTTTGGGAGCTTATTGACCAGCGTTACCGGGAACGCAAGCCAATCACGATTACATCCAACGCTGTGAGCAAAGATCATCTCGTAATAATAGCCGGCGAACGCGGACCTCAGATTGTAAGCCGCCTGACCGATCAGACTTTCGGGCACTACATTGTGCTGGAAGACATCGATTATCGCAGCCTTAAGCGGCAGGATCGCTAAGCTGCTAAGGAGACTGCGATGGGCGAAAAAGTGCATCCTTCGGATCTGGTAGATTTTTTCAAATTCATTATTTCGAAGAGCGAAAACGGATTGGCTATATTGCTGGGAATAGCCCCGCCGCCTGGAGCTGTTCAAATGTATGAAATGCTCGGGGGGAATAAAGTGGAGTATGGCGTGCGTATCGACGGAGGCGAAAAAATTCCGCAGGCACAGAGGATACTTGAATCCGTTGAGCATCTCGAAGATATCATTAGCGCTGTTGGAGGCTGGAGGGAGATACACGCGGCAACTCTAAAGTTTAAGGCAGACTATCCCGACCAGTGGAAAATACTTGAAACACACGCTCTCTTCGTTCGTCCGGGTGGGCTCCTGCGGGACGGGCAGGGCGGTATGAGCGCGATCATCTGCCGCCGTCATAGTGATATAACGCCCAAAACCCTTCGCCGTCGCTACAAAAAAATCCTTCGCGCCCTTGCAATCTTTTTGTTGTCATGGAGTTATTCAGACGGATTCAACCTTAACTACTTTCCCAAGCACAAAAGGCTTAATTGATAAAGTATGGTGTCCGCACTAAGGGCCTTGCTGTGTCCCGTCAATAGCGTATACTTATAACGTCACATATTTTGCAATCACAATGATGCGAAGCCCCGGCAAGCCCAGCTTTTCGGGGTGTTTTTTATGTTTGGAGGCGAAGGAGTGCCCCGCCCTTCACAATGGGCGGGGCTTTTATAAAGAAGGTGATGGCTTGAAGTTAGTCCAGCCGATACGAAAGATCGCGCAGATAAAGCGCATGAAAGAAATAGCCTCGGTGCGGCCGAGGGACCTCTGTCTGCTGGAAATGGGTTTTCATACAGGGCTGCGCGTGCAGGACCTTCTTTCGCTCCGCATCTCGGATGTGGCACGGAAGATCGGCGGCAAGTGGCAGGTGGCACGCTCCTATGTCGTGAACGAACAGAAGACGCGCAAAGGAAAGCAAGTAGAAATCGTCAAGTCGGCGCGCGCCGCGATAGAGCGTCAGCTTGACGCGCTCGACGCCTGCGGCATGGCGGCGGCCGGGGGATGGCTCTTCCCGTCTCCATATAGGCGGGGGAGCAAACCGTTGTCGCGCCGACAGGCGGGAAGGTTGATAAAGGCAATCGCCATGCGAGCCGGCGTCACGGAGCCCGTCGCATGCCACTCGCTGCGCAAGAGCTTCGGATACCACGCGTTTCGCTCCGGTGTTGACATTATGTATCTAAAAGAGATTTTCAACCACTCCGATATCGCCGTCACAAAACGCTATATCGGGATAACTCAAGATGAACTAAACTCGGTCTACCAGCGGATCGGCGCGATAATGGCCTGACTTACCCTTCATTGGTCAAACCGCCGAAAATGGCCGGGCGAAAATACTCAAGTCCAGAAGTGAGAAAATCCGCTGTGTAGCCGTATATTTTTGAAATCGTCGCGGCGTCGTTCAAATGTCCCACAATATAAGATATGGGACATTGGTATCGTTTATGGACGTTTCTCGTGTTGTGGTAACTAAAAGTAAATAAAACAAGAGGTGATTCGAATGCCGAAAGCGGCGAAGAAGCCCTGCGCTTTTCCAGGGTGCGGCGTGTTGGTCGAATACAACAAACGGTATTGCTTCGCGCATAAATATTACGAATCAGACCGGCAGGCGGAAAGCAACCGCGCATATGACCGCAACCGTCCGGAACGTCATCGTTTCTACCACTCTCACGAGTGGCAGAAGATACGCCAGCGTTTTCTCGCGCGGCATCCTCTCTGCGAGATGTGTCTGCGGGATAACCGGATCAGCGCCGCGGTCATAGCTGACCATATAGTGGAGATTTCAGACGGAGGATCGCCTACAGACCCTGCAAACCTTCAGGCTCTGTGTGTGTTCCACCACAATCAGAAGACAGCGGCGGAGCGGAAAAAGCGCTGTTAGGGCACGAAAAATTGAGAGTTGCGACGTAGTTGATCCGTGGCCGTTTGTGGTAGGGCCACATGGGAGGGGGATGTCAAATCTCTGGTCGTTTCCACTCTTAGACCGAGCTCGAAACGCTGCGGAAACGCGCCCGAAATGTGGGAAAAGGAGGGGGGCGGAAAATGGCGACAAGGGGTAGGAAGCCGAAACCGGAGGCGATAAAGAAGCTCGGCGGCAGAAGCCATAAGAAGAAGGAGCCGCCGCTCGTCGAGCTGCCGATGGACGCTCTTACGGACGCCGGCGACTTGGCGATGCCGGGCGAAAAAGAGCTTTGGGCGAGCCTCGTCGAAGCGGGCGTGGCGAAGAAGAGCGACAGACAGGCGTTTGTGCGCTACATAGATATGATTTCGGTCTACGTGAAAGCCCGCAGTGACGTCGAGGAGCGCGGGGCGGTCTTGGACGTAGGCACGAAAAACGAGAGGAATAACCCTTCGTGGCGGATCATGCGGCAGGCGCAGACGGAGCTGCTTAAGCTCGAGGTGGAGTTCGGGCTTACGCCCTCGGCGAAACAACGCGTAATGAAGGCGCTGCTCTGCGACAACAAAACGGGAGGCGACGGCGGCTATGCTGCAATCAGGCGCGGGGCGTCCTCGTGAGAATTCCCTGCGCTGGGCGCTTCGCTATATAGATACAGCCATAAACGACAAGGTGCCGGTCTGTAACTGGGTGAAGCTCGCCGTCAGGCGTCACGTGGACGACCTGAAGACGGCGGGGAAGCGCGGTTATTATTTCGACGAGAAGGAAGCCGAACGGGTGCTGAAGTTCTTCTCTTTTCTGCACCACTCTAAAGGCGAGTGGGCGGGGAAGCCGTTCATCCTTTCGCCGTGGGAGCAGTTCGTGACTTACTGCCTCTACGGCTGGCGGCGAAAAAAGGACGGGCTGCGGCGTTTTCGCACGTCTTATCTTGAAGTTGCGCGCAAGAACGGCAAATCCACTTACGCGGCGGGGAACGGTATTTATCTGCTCGACGGCGACGCCGAGCCGGGCGCGGAGGTCTACACGGTCGCCACGAAACGCGACCAGGCGAAGATCATTTTCACGGAAGCGCAGCGCATGGTGCGAGGTTCGGCGGATCTGCAGAAATATATAACGGTCAACGCAAGCAATATGTACGTCGCAGATTCAATGTCGAAATTTGAGCCGCTGGGCTCGGACAAGGACACGCTGGACGGGCTGAACGTACACGGCGGGATAATCGACGAACTGCACGCGCACAAGACGCGGGACGTCTACGACCTGCTCGAAACGGCTACGGGCGCGCGGCGGCAGCCGCTTATCTTCTCCATCACGACCGCCGGCGTGAATCAGAACGGCATATGCAGGGAGAAGCATAACCATACGGAGAAGGTCTTGCAGGGGATTTTGCCGGACGATGAGTTTTTCGGCATGATATATACGCTGGACGACGGCGACGATTGGGAAGATGAATTTAATTGGATGAAGCCGAATCCGAATCTCGGCGTCTCCGTGCATGTCGACGACCTGCGCATGAAGGCGCGCAGGGCGAGGCATTCTCCGGCTTCGCTGAATCCGTTCCTGCGGCTGCATATGAACGTGTGGACGAACGCCGAAAGCGTCTGGATAACGCCGGACAGATGGAATGAGACGGCGGGCGAGGTCGACGCACAGGCGCTCGCGGGGTGCGAATGCTACGGGGGGCTCGACCTTTCGACGACGACGGATATTTCAGCGCTGACGCTGACGTTCCCTATGCCGGACGGCTCGTATAAAAATCTCTATGAGTTTTGGATACCGAAGGACCGCATCGAGGAGCGCGTGCGGCGCGACCGCGTGCCCTATGACGTATGGGTGCGCGACGGTCTGATCCATGCGACCGACGGGTCGGTGATCGACTATGACTTCATCGAGCACCGCATCCTCGAACTGTCGCGGCTCTATAGGATGCGCGAACTGGCCTATGACCCTTACAACGCGACTGAGATAACCAATCACCTGATAGACAACGGCATTGAAATGGTCGTTTTCAGGCAGGGGTTTGTGAGCGTTTCGCCGGCGGCGAAACAGCTGGAGATACTCATCATGTCGCAGAAGTATCATCACGGCGGCAATCCGGTGATGAACTGGATGATGAGCAACGTTGTCATCCGACAGGACCCGGCGGGCAACATAAAGCTCGACAAGGAAAAAAGCCGCGAGAAGATAGACGGCCCCGTCTCGGCGGTGATGGCGATAGGGCGCGCCACGGCGCAGGGCGGCAAGGCGCCCAGCGTTTATGAGCTTCGCGGCGTGGTCTCAATATAAAGGAGGCGTTGATATGTGAGTTTATTGACGAGGTTTAAAAAGGCGCTGTCCGCGCTGAGAGAGGAGCCGAGGGACCCGATAGAGCGTTGGCTCATGGGGCTGCCGATGTTCAAGACGCTTTCGCAGGCGGGGGTAGAGATTGGGGAGTCCGACGCGGTGAAGATAATGGCCGTATATGCCTGTATCCGCGTGATCGCTTCGGAGATAGCGGCTACGCCGGTCCAGTTCCTGCGCAACACGCCTACCGGGAAGGAGCGTGTCCCTGGGAGGCTCGCTTCGCTTCTGCGCTACGAGCCGAATCCGGAGATGACGGCTTCGGATTTCAAGAGGACGATGACGCTCAATCTGGAGCTGTGGGGAAACGCCTACGCCGAGATAGTGAGGAACAGGAGCGGGGAGATAACCAGCATCTGGCCGATTCCCGCGTGGCGCGTGACGAAGAAGCGCGACGAAAAGAAAGACCTCTATTATTCGGTCATGGTCGAGGGCGGAACGGCTGCGACGCTGAAGGACTCACAGATGTTGCATCTGCGGGCGATGGGCTCGGGCGTCGTCGGCATGAGCTTCGTAGCACTGGCGCGCGACGCGCTGGGGTTGGCTCTCGCCGCCGAGGTCTACGGCTCCAATTTCTTCAAGAACGGTGCTATGGCCTCCGGCATCGCCACTTATCCGAGGGCTTTGAGCCAGGAGGCGCTCGATAATTTCAAGACGTCGTTCCGCGAGAGCTATGAGGGACTGACGAACGCGCAGCGCATCATGTTCCTTGAGGAAGGCTTAACGTTCCAGCAACTGACGATCCCGAACGACGCGGCGCAGTTCTTGGAAACACGGACGTATCAGATGTTGGAGGTCTGCCGCTTTTTCGGCGTACCGCCGCACAAGATAGCGATACTCGACCACGCGACGTTCAGCAATATCGAACATCAGAGCATGGAGTTCGACCAGCAGTGCATCCAGCCGCGAATCATCCAATGGGAGGAAGAGCTGCGGCGCGTGTTGCTGACGAAGGCGGAAAAAGAGTCGGGATATTTTTTCAAATTCAATCTCAATTCGCGCTGGCGCGTGGCCCTCGCCACCAAAACGGCCTATTACACCAGCATGCGGCAGAACGGGATTCTCAACGCCAACGAGATCCGCGAGCTCGAGGATATGAACCCGATACCCGCGGAAGACGGCGGCGACGATTATCTTATCAACGGCAACATGATCCCGATCACGGCGGCCGGACGACAGGACGCCCCTGGTCAGAAAGGAGGAGGCGAATGAAGCGAAAGTTTTCGATCGGCGCGCCGCTTTTTCTCACGCCCGGCGACGACCTGCGGAATTACGTGGAAGATTGGCTCGATGAGCCGAAAGACGTGCGAAGGGCGGCCGCCGACGACATCGACGGCGCGGTGGTCGACGCGGGGGTGATGACGCTGAGGCTGAACGCCTATGTGACGGCCAATATGGTGCAGTATTTCCACGCGATAGAGAACAGTTACAACTCGAAGATCGCGGGCCGGTGCAATGAGGTCAGGATTTCCCTCAACACTTACGGCGGCACTGTGGCCGACGGTTTTGAGATCGTCGATATGGTGCGCGAATGGAACGCCAGACGCGACGTAAAGATATCGATGATCGGCGCGGGAGCCGTCTACAGCATGGGGGTCCCCATCATGCAGGCGGCGGCGAGGCGGTATTCGTATCCCAACGCCGAGTATCTGATTCATCCGGTGTCGGCGATTCTTTACGGGACCCGCGAGCAGATAGAGGACGGGCTGACGAGCGTGAAGAACAGCGAGGCGGCCATCGTCAATCTCATCGCCGCGCGATCCGGTATGTCGGCGAAAGAAGTCTCCGAGATGATGCGGCGCGATTCGTATCTCACGGCGGAGAAGGCGCTCGATCTGGGGCTGATCGACGAAATCATAAATCTCGACGACGACGGCGGCGAAGAAGACGCGGCGCAGGCTGATAGGCGCGCGCAGGAGATGCGGGCGCTGGAAATTTATCTTACGGAGGCAATGTAGATGGACAAAGTTGAAAAGCTTAGGGACATCGTGGCGAAAATGAAAGAAGTGAACGCCGCGGGGAATGTGGATCAGGCGAAATGGGATGAGCTTCAGAAGGAGGCGGCGCAGCTCAAGGCGGATATCGCGGCCGAAGAAGAGCGCCGCAGGTCGCTCGAAGAGCTCGACGGATTTGTAAACGAGGCGCCGGAGCCGGCTTCGGGACGTCCGGGCGTAAAGGCGCCGCTGACGCCCAAGGACAAGAACGAGCGCCCGTTCAACACGCTCGGCGAGCAGTTGCAGGCCGTGGCGCGCCTTTCCGGGCGCGAAGACGTGAATTACCCCGTCGACCAGGCCGAGAACCGCATGAAGGCGGTAAACGCCGCCGCCGGTGTATCGACTACGCTGTCGGGCGAGGTCGGATTCCTCATTCAGACGGATTTCGCGACGACTCTGCGAGAATCCGCCGTGGAAGAGGGGCAGCTCTCTTCGCGCGTCGACCGCCAGCCGATAGGGCCGAATTCCGACAGCTTCGAGTATATGGAGGCCAAGGACAAAGACCGCAGCAAGGGGCCCTGGGGCGGCGCTTTCGCCGTCTTCCGCAAGGGCGAGGCGGAGGAGATGACGGGCGGTAAGACGGCTGCTATGGAGCCGCGCGACGTCCGCCTGGAGGATATGTACGGGCTGCTGTACGTGACCAACCGTTCGCTGCGCGACGCGACGGCGCTGACGGCGCTGATCCAGCGCGGATACCGCGCGAACTTCGCCTTCAAGCTCGACGCGGAAATATACGAGGGCACGGGCGCGGGGCAGTGCCTCGGATTCATGAACAGCCCGGCGCTGGTGACTGTCGCCAAGGAATCGGGGCAGGCGGCGGATACCATCGTGAAGGAGAATATCCTGAAGATGTTCTATTCGATGCCGGCGAGGTATGTCCAGCGCGCGGTGTGGCTGGTGTCGCAGGTCGGAGTGCAGGAGGCCCTGCCGCTCCTGATGCTGGGGGACGTGCCGATCTATATTCCGCCGACGGGCCTGAGCGGTGGGCTGTACGGCACGCTGCTCGGCAGGCCGATAATCCCCTGCGAGCGCTGCCCGCAGATAGGGGATAAGGGCGATATCATTTTCGCCGACCTGAGCCAGTATCTGCTGATCGAGAAGGGCGCGACGGAGATCGAAACGTCGATCCATGTGAAGTTCGTGACGGACGAGACGGCTTTCCGCTTCATCCAGAGGAACAACGGGCAGCCGTGGGATTCGTCGCCGTATACGACGCTAAAAGGGAACAAGAAGATGAGCCCGTTCGTCTGTCTGGCGGAGAGGGCGTAAGGAGGAATCGACATGGGTAGATTTTCACTTGCGGAAGAGACGCGGATCGTAGAAGCGATAGCCCCCTGCACGGGGGCTGCCGCGGCGGCCGGGGACTATATAAATATGAGATATACGCCGCGCGTCGCGATAGTGGTGCATATCGCCCAGGGCAACGCGGCGACGGTGGCGCTCACCATCGAACAGGCTAAGGCGGCGGCCGGCACGGGATCAAAGCCCATAACGGAGGGAGTGCCGATATGGGCGAACGAGGACTGCGCCGCCGACGACAAGCTGACGGAAAAAGACAAGGCTGTAGGCTTCACCACTTCGGCGGCGCTAAAGAACAAAATAGTCGTCTTCCACGTTGATACCGACGTTCTGGACAAGGCGAACGGCTATGAGTGGATATGCGTCAAAGCCGCCCAGTCCAACGCCGCCAATCTGATTTCGGCCGAGTATATAGTAGGAGATCTGCGTTACGGCGCGCAGGACAGCCCGTCGCTCATCTCCTGAATTTATGAGGGGCCCCGCGCCCCTCTTTGCTTATGGAGGTGAGGCAAATGACGGAGCCGATAACGCTCGCGGAGGCGAAGAGCCATCTGCGCGTGCTGTATGACGACGAGGATGCGTATATCGAGATGCTGATAGCGGCGGCCAGGGAATATGCGGAAAATTATCAGAACCGCGTGTACGTCGAACGGACTGACGTCAATGGCAATCCCGTTGAGGCGGAGGCTATGCCGGCGATGGAGAAAGCGGCCTGCCTGCTGCTCATCGGTCACTGGTTCGAACACAGGGAAACGGTGAATATAGGGAGCACAGCGACGGAAGTTCCGTTAAGCGCCACCATGATACTCAACCTGCGAAGGAATCTGCCGATATGAACCCCGGGCGCCGCGACAGGAAGATAGCGATCGAGCGCCCCGTATCGACGCAGGACGATCAGGGCGGGCGCGCGAAGACGTGGCGGACCGTCTGCACGGCGTGGGGCGAATTCAAACGCCCGCGCATGAATACAGCGGTGGTGCAGGGCGGGGTCGCCGCCGTGATCGCGCAGGAGATAGTGATCCCCGCGTGCGACGTGCGCCCCGGGTATCGGGTGGTTTACGACACGAGGATATACCGCGTGCTCGGCGTGAGCGCCGACGACAGGCGCTATGTCACGCTCGTCTGCGAGGAGGTCGAGCATCATGCGGGTTGACGTTACGGCGTCAAGCGCCGCTATACGCAAAGCGCTCGGGGATATAAGTATCTATGACGCTAAGTCGCGGCTCGGGCTGGAAAGGGCGATAAATAAAGCGGTAAAGCGCATGGCTTATCGCACGCGGGCAAGGGTGCCGCGCCGGCGCGGAGTTTTGCGGAGGTCTATTTTCATGTCGTTCAGCCGCGTAAGGTGCAGCGGCGAATTCGGTGCAAAAAAACCGCATGCGCATCTCGTCGAACGGGGAACACGCGGGCACTGGATAAAGCCGAATAAAAAGAAGGCGCTGAAAATCGTCGACCAGCACGTTCGGCGCTTTGTCCGCCGCGCCGTCTATATCCCTGCGATTCCCGCCAGACCTTTTGTAGAGCCGGCGTATAAGGCGGAGGAGCCGAAGCTGATAGACGAAATAGCGAAGGTCATGAAGGAGGCGCGTTAAAATGCTGATAAACCGTATCCCGATGTGTACGTTTCAGCGCGCGGTCTACGCGCTGCTGACGGCTTACCAGACGACGCCGGTCTATGACGACGTCGGCGATACCGAGACGGCGGATGTCGATTATCCCTGCGTCTCTTTCGGCGCCTACCGATGCGAGCCGAACGGGGCGAAGGATGTCGTTATCTTCGACGTCACGCTCGATCTCGAGATATGGTCGAATTATGAAGGTAAAAAAGAGATAAACGAAATAGCGGACGATTTGGCGGCGGTCTATACGTCATATGGGCTGGATTTATCCGGCGACGGGTTTATCGCCGTCGCGCAGGGCATCGAGTCGCTTGAAGCGTTTCCCGAGGAGGAGCACGGCTATCACGGGACGCTGACGGTCGCCGCCAAGATTCAGTATAGGGGGAGGTGACAGGGGATATGCCGGTGACATTGCCAGACAACCCGAATACGTCTAATGCGCAGGTCGGGAAGGATTTTTTGTTGAAGATAAATCTCGGCGACGCGTCCTATCCCACTTGGACGATCATCGGCGCCCAGCGCAGCACGGACTTGAACAGGACGGCTGACAGCATAGACGTATCGCACAAGACGTCGGGCAGCTGGAAGGGCTTCAAAGCGGGGCTCCGCGGCTGGAGTATCGACTTGGGCGGGCTCGTGCTGCTGGGCGATACGGGGTTGGAAGCGCTTGAGGCGGCGTATGAGCAGGGGATAGAGATCAACGTCTGCTTCATGTATCCGGACGGCTCTATCCAGGAGGGATGGGGCTCTATCACGGAGCTTTCGATATCCACGCCGCACGACGGAGCTGCCGAGATTTCCGGCACCATAGAAGGCAACGGGCAGCTCACGCCGCGCCGCGTAATAGAGGACGGCGGAGGCGCGCGCGTCTACGCTGGGGCGCAGGATGAGACTATAGACGGCGGCGTCGCGGACACAACGGACTACGGCGCAGTCGTAGACGGCGGCAAGGCCGCAGACTAAAAGGAGGAATAAGATATGCCGGTAATACTGCCGACCAACCCGAATACGTCGAACGCGCAGATCGGGAAGGATTTTCTATTAAAAATAAACACGGGGCAGGCGGTAAGCCCCACATGGACCACGGTCGGGGGGCAAAGGTCGGCCGATCTGAACCGCAACGCGGACAGCATAGATGTTTCGCATAAGACGTCGGGCAGCTGGAAGGGCTTCAAGGCGGGGCTGCGGGGCTGGTCGATAGACTTGGGCGGGCTGGTGTTGCTCACCGACGCAGGCGTCGAGGCGCTGGAAACCGCCTTCGTGCAGGGCAAGGAGGTCAACATAGCGCTCTTTTACCCGGACGGCACGAAGCAGACGGGGTGGGGCTCCATAACGGAGTTTTCCATCAGCAGCCCGCACGACGGGGCGGCCGAGATAAGCGGAACCATAGAAGGCAACGGCGCGCTTAGTGAAAGGACGTAAAGAAGCGCCCCTGACGGGGCGCTCTTTTATACGCCGATTTTCTCTTCAAGCGCTTCTTGCAAGACCTGCGAGAAGTTGATGTTCCGCGCTTCGGCTCTCGTATTCAGCCACGCGGGAATGGTCAGATTTTTTCGCACCGCCTTATTGCCGTACTTGGTGGCGTAGCCGTCCATGTCGAGGACGATAAGGTTTACGAAGCCGCCTTCCTTCGGCGCGACGTCCGACATTTTGCTGGGAGCCGGCGCGGCTTTTCCGTCTTCGAGTTCGTCCAGCACCCAGCCGGACGCGGCGTCCGTAGCCATCAGAATGGCGTCTGCGAGAGAATCTCCCTGTGTCACGCACCCCGGAAGGTCGGGCACTTCAACGGTGTAAGCGCCTTTCGTTTCTTCGCAGGGGTAGAAACAGGCCGGATAGATTAATTTCATAATAAACAGCCTCCTTTTATCGGCTGACAACGCGGGGCTTCTAAAGCCCCGCCTGTTCCAATATTGATCTTACGGTCCTTGGGTCGATATCCCCCGTATGTCTCGGGATTGTGATTTTGCCGTTTTTTGTTGGGTGGATGTATTGATAATGGGAACCTTTAACGTTTTTCAATTTCCATCCATCTTTCAAAAGGACTTTTTCAATTTCCCGAAACTTCATATCCCCGCCCCCTTTGTGATTATATTATACGCATTATGCGCATAGTTGTCAAGGGCGTATAGAAACTTTTTTGAAAAAATGGAGGAATCTTAAATGAAAAAATCGGTACCTTTTGAAGTGTTCGGAGCGAATCAGTTCATCTACTTCGACATCATGCGCCTCGCGCAATTGGAACAGGCGATGGGGCGCTCTATATACCAGATCATATCCAGCGGCGAGGCTGGGATAAATTTCTGCCTTAACGCGCTGACGGTCGGGCTGCGCCATCATTATTCAAAAGCCAGCCCGCAGCTGTTCGCGGAAAAAATCGACAAATATCTGGAAGAGGGCGGCGAGCTTGACGACATCGCAGTTCTCATCGTGAAAGCCATAATCCTCAGCGGCATCTTCGGCAAGGGGATAACGGACGAAGAAGAGGGCGAAGAAAAAAACGCGCTGGCGACGGCGGGGCAGTCCGAATAGACAGCTTTGCCGACTGGGTGGCGTGGGCGGAGCCCGTCGCCTACGGGGAGCTCGCGCTGAAGCCGAGGGAATTCGAGCGGCTGCAGCCGCATGAATATTATGCGTTGTGTGACGGGTATGAATATAGGCAGCGCCGGCGCAGGGTAGAAGTCGGGAATGAGATTTTTGTCTACTCTTATTTTGTCGCACATTTATTGAATATTTCCGGCAAGTATTTGAAAAAGAATATTTCGCCGAAAGAGCTGTGCAAGCCGCTGCTCGACGCCATGAGCGGCGGGGAAAAGCGTAGTGTGCAGGACAGGAAACAGGATGAGGAGTATCTGCGCAGGATTTTCGATCTGCCGCCGGAAGGGGTGAAGGAAGATGGCTAAGATAGCGGATCTGCTGGTAAGGATATCGGCGGACAATTCCGATTTGCGTAGGAAGTTGGACGCTACGCAGCGGCAGATAAAAGACAAGTTCGGGGGCAGCGCCATCGCGTCGTCGCAGAAAGCGCTTTCAAAGCTGAAATACCTCACGGCCGGATTTATCGGCGCAGGAGTCGCCTCCATAAAACTCGCCGCCAATGTGGAGCAGACGAAAATGGCTTTTGAAACTCTGCTCGGCTCGGCGGAAAAGGCTGACGCGATGGTGAGAAAGCTGACCGATTTCGCCGCTAAAACCCCCTTCCAACTGCCGGGCGTCACAAAATCCACACAACAGCTGCTCGCCTACGGCTTTACGGCCGAGTCGGTGATCCCCATGCTCACTTCCGTCGGCGATGCCGTAAGCGGGCTGGGCGGCGACGATGAGATGATGCAGTCCGTGATCCGCGCGCTGGGACAAATGAAGGCTAAGGCCAAGGTCAGCGCCGAAGAGATGAAACAGCTCGGAGAGCAGGGGATAAACGCCTGGCAGTACCTTTCGGAGGCGGCGGGGAAATCCATCTCCGAAACGCAGGAACTCGCCAAAAAGGGAGCCTTCAACGCCGAAGCGACGATAAAAGCTATCCTTGACGGCATGGCCAAGCAGTTCAAGGGTGGCATGGAAAAACAGAGCCAGACCGTCAACGGGCTGCTATCGACGATAAAAGACAACGTCGTAGGCGCAGCTCGCGTCATAGGCGAGGGGCTTACCGACGCCTTTGACCTTAAAGGCGTCCTTAAGCGGACAAACGCCTACTTGACGCAGTTTACGGCGTTGGCCGAAAAGTCCGGCTTTGGGAAGGCGCTGAAAGAGATGGTGCCCGACTCGCTGAAAATGGGAGTTATAGGTTTGGCTTCCGCCTATTCCGCCAAGCTCGCGCCGGCACTTTACATGGCGGCCACGAACGCCGTGAAGGCGAATTCCGCGTTCCTGCCGATGATAGGGATAGTCGGGGGGATATACTTCGCCATCGCCGAACTGAGCGGCGTGACCGACGTTTTGAGCCCGCTGGGCGAATCCTTCCTGCAAAGCGGGATCGCCGCTATTGGCGCTTATAAGGGCATATCCGTAATGACCTCCGCGCTGCAATACTGTAGGACGGAATGGGTCAAGGGGACGTTCTTTCTTAGAGACGCGACAAGCATAGTGGCAAAAATGGGCAACGCTTTTACCACTGCGCGGTTACACGTTATAGAAGCCGGCGGCGCCATGGGTGCGCTTAAAGGAACGGTTTACGGGTTAGCGGCGGCTTTCAAGTCGCTTTTGGCATGGATGGGCCCCGTTGGCTGGATGGCGCTTGCCATCGGCGGCGGCGTCTGGCTCGGCATGCAGGCGCAGATGAAGGAGGCGGAGCGCCAGGCCGGCATAACGCAGGCGGCTATAGAAAAGGTGAACGGCGAGTTTGCCAACGCCGATTCGAGCGCGATAGAAAAGGCGATAAAAGCTTCTGAGAAAAAGCTCGCGGATCTCGAGGCGCAGGCGAAAAAGACTACCTCGGCGATGAGCGTGACGGCGAACGTAAATACCGGACATAAAAAAAGAAGCACGTTGAAAAACGTACAGGGCAACAAGGAGAACCTTGAAGCCGTAGGGAAGGTCAGGGATCAGATCGCCGCTGAAAAGGCGAGGCAAAAAGAGCTCGGCGAAATATACAAGCGACGCAAAGAGCTTGAAGATCAGCTGAACAACGTCGGCAATCTCGGCAAAATACAGCTTCCCGACCTTCTCGGAGCAGGCGGCGACGACAAGGCCGCCAAGAAGCAGCAGCGTGAATATGAGCGGCTCGTCGAAAAGGCGAAGGATACGTCCGACCGCATCGAAGATGAGTGGATAGAGATGACGGGCACGAAGATGGACGTGCTCGACAAATGGTACGCCGACGAAACGAAGGCGGTAAACGAGAACTATCAGCGCGACCTGACGCGGCTGGAAGAGACCTACTCGGAGAAGCGACGGAAGATACTGCACGACGAAGCCAAAGAGCGCCAGCGGACGATGGAGGAGATAGTGCGCGGCTATTCCGACATCAGGGGCGAGCTCGCGAAAGGCTCGCTCGAAGGGGCCGACCTCGACCTCTACGAGATGAGGAAGGAGGCGGAAGACTCCTATCGCAGCGTCAGCGACTTCTTCGCGAAGATCATCGCCGACTACGCCGACGGCACGGAGCAGCAGAAGCAAAACATCAGAGATGCGCTGAAAAAGGCCGGCGTCGAATTCGTGCAGACGGAAAAAGACACGCTCGACTTCACCGCCGAGCTGAATGCGGTGCACGTGGAAAAGGAAAAACAGCTCTACGACGACTTCGTCCGGTACTATAGCAAGTGCAAGGATATACAGGCGAACATCGACAGGGCGTATAACAACAACAGCTTCGCGCAGCTCAAGGCGGCGTTGAGCAGGGAGAACGCGCTGCGGCTCTCGGCCTTCGAAGCCCAGCGCAAGTCCATGGAGCTGTATCAGGACTCCTGGACCAAGGCCAACGTCTCCGGAGCCGAGCAGGCGATAGACGTGCTGGACGGAACGCGCGACTCCTTCAAGACCTTCTTCTCGGACGTGCTCACAGGCGCAAAAGACTTCGGCGAAGCCTTCGGCGACTTCTTCAAATCGCTCTGGGCGGACATCGTCGATTCCTTCGCCGAAAAATGGAGCAACCAGATAGTCAACAACCTGCTGGGAAATATGTTGGGGCAGGAGGGCGGGCTGCTGGGTAACCTTTTCGGATTTGACTCTAGTCAAATTCAACAGCAAATCGCTCAGGAGACGACGTTGTCCTCATTAAAAATCGCCAACATTTCGGCAGAAACAGCCGCGTTCACAGCCGGAGAGGCAACGAAGTCGGCCGCAACTATTGCGGGAAATGAAGCAATTGCCGCGGCCGCTGCGGCTTCTCTTGCAGCGCAGACAGTAGCGTCATCTGCGGCCGCTGCCGCAATCGCTTCTGCGTGGGCTCCGGCCGCAGCCGCCGTTTCTCTCGCTTCTTTTGGAAAGAACGCCGCCCCGGCGATGGCTGGGATAACGGCGACTCATGCCCTGTCTCAAACTCTTGCTAAGGGCGGAGGCGGCGCAATAGGCAATAGCGTGAAAGGTGCCGCTGCTTTCGCCTCCGGCGGCTGCGTCTCCGGCCCCGGCTCGGGCACGTCCGACTCCATACCGGCGATGCTCTCCAACGGCGAATACGTCGTCCGGGCGTCGGCTGTGGAGCGGCTGGGCGTGCCTTTCCTGGACAGGCTCAACTACGGCGGCACGGATATTTTCAACACCGTCAACCGCTTCGCCTCCGGCGGCTGCGTCGGCGTGCCGGTGATAAAGTCGTTGGACATGCCCGGCTTCGCCGCTGGCGGCTATGTCTCGCTCGCGGACGCTTCCATCACCGTGCCGGAGTTCCGGGCGGAGCCTGAGCGGATCGATCTGGCGGCGCTGTCCGTCCCCGCGAAGCTGCTCAAGGCGCTCGTCGCCGGGCATACCGGCGAGCGGCGGGACGAAGCGGCCGAAATGGAAGTGAACATATACGGCGACATCAATAACAGCGCCGACGAAAAGCGGCTGCTGAACAAAATGAACGCCAAGATGCGCGCGGCGCTGATGGGGGGATACTGATGGAATACCTCAGGCTGGTGAAAGACGCCGACGAATGGGCGCTCCCTCCCGACTCCTGGATAGGCTCTATGCCCGCCTCGACTCGGTCGGATACGCAGGCGCGGGCCTTTCAACACGGCTCGGTCAAGACCGGCAGCGGCAAGGTCGCCGAGCGCGTCCTGCCGCTTTCGATACTCGTTTCAGCCGCCACGCAGGCGGAATATTTAGCTAAGGTGGACGAAATCAAGCGGCGGCTGTACCGCGAAAACCAGCGGCTCTACATCGCCCCCGACCGCCACATCAACCTGGCGGTATTGGACAGCCTCGAAGAGAAATTCGACAAAGGCTTCCTGCTGCGGCAGGCGGTGCTCACGGCGGAGTACAAATGCACAGATCCCTTCTGGCACGCGCCCCCAACGACGATGACCGTCTCTGCTACCGGTGCGCCGCGCGTCTTCACCGTTTCAAACGGCGGCAACGTCGATACGGCGCCGGTGATAACGGTCACGGCCCCGGCCTCCGGCGCCGTGCCGGACGTGCGCATATCCAACGCGGCCAACGGGCGCGAGTCCGTCTTTCGCGACCCGCGGCTGGCGAACGGCGCCTCTGTGGTGATAGACAGCGCCGCTGGGACCGTCGCGCTGGCCGGCGGGAACGCCGTCAACGCCTTCTACGGTGCCTTTCCCCGGCTCGAGCCGGGGAACAACCTGCTGACTTACACCGGCGCGCGCTGCACGATACAGATCGCCTACGAGCGGAGGTGGCTGTGATGTCCTTCATATACGGCCGCCCTGACCGCTACGGGCGGCGGATATACGCGGGGAAAAGCTACGTCGGCGCGAAAAACGCCGTCGTGCTGCCGGAGATAGAGGGGCACGTCGCAGTCGACTTCTACAACGAACAGGGCGTGAAGACGTACTCGCTCACCTCCGACATGAAAGAGAGCCCGCTGCTCAAGCTGGAATTCGAGAACAACGAAAACGGCTGCGCGGGCTTTACGCTTGAACTGGCGCGGGGGCACGGCATAGACATAACGCTCGGGCAGAGGGTAGACGTCCGCCTGCTTGGCGGCGCCGCCCCCTGGTACAGCGGATACGTCCAGACCATGCCGATGCGCGCTCTGGATACGGAAAAGGTGCAGACCTACGCGGGATACGGCTACTTCGCGCGCCTTGGACACATCATCGTCGACAAAATATATGAAGATACGGAAATCGCGAAAATCGCCGAGGACGTGATCCGGCGGTATGTAGAAGGCAACGGCGCGACATACAACGGCTCCAAGCTCTACTTCACCGGATATGCGGCGACGAAAGTCAACTTCGCGCACGCGACGGCCAAAGACGCGCTGCAGCAGCTGTCTGAGTTCGCCGTCAACTACGTCTGGGGAGTGGACGAATATCGCGAAGTCTTCTTCAGGCCCCGCCGCGACGAAGTGAACGACTACATGCGCCTCTGGGTGGGCGAGCATGTCGAAAGCGTCGAGACGGAAGAGGACATAGAGAGCGTGGAAAACGAAATCCACGTAGAGGGCAACGTCGAAACGACGGACGAAGAGGGGAACATAACCACGACCAAAGGGATATTGGCCGTCTGCCGGGACAACGCGAGCATAAGGCGGTACGGGCTGCGCGCCGCGGTAAAGACGCTCCCCTCGGCGCTCAAGGCGGAAGACGCCAGACAGTGGGGCGAAAGCGAACTCGCACAGAGCAAAGACCCTGGGCGCAGCGTGTCGCTCGGCGGCATCCGCCCCGAGATAATAAGGCGGCGGATAACGCCGGACGGGCTCGCGAGCATCACGAGCGAAGACGGGGCGGATGTGGAAGTCTTCCCGATCTCCTCGGTCAAATACATCTGCTCCAAGTCCGGCATCTCCATGGAGATAGGGCTGGGCGAATACAAGGCCGGATTCGAACAGTCCATCTTGAAAATGAAGCGCGACATCATCAACGCCGAACTGCTCTCGCGAGCAGGCGAAACAGGCGGATAAGGAGGTCGATACAGTGGGCGCGATAAACTACAGGCTCAACCCGTTCACCGGTGCGATGAACGCGGTGTTGATAACCAACGAAGAACACATAATCCCGTCCGTCTCGCCGTACTGGGTGCGGCTGAACGAAGTGCCGCTGAAGGAGTCGCCTTCGTCGATGAAGGTATACCTTTTCACCGGCAGCGCGTTCGTGCAGATGAGCGAGGTCGCGGCGCAGCCCGCCAGCGGCCAGTTCTGGCCGGACTATTCCGCGGCGCCGGGCGGCGATACGGAATGGAACACCGGCTTGCTGCTCTTTTCTTCCGCGCAGGCGGGCATGAAGATCCGCGTCAACTACAAAGGCACGGGAATGCCGGTCGCCGCGGAAAGCGAGGAAAAAATACACGGCGTCGCGCGCTTCGACACGCCGGGGAACTACACGTGGGACTGCCCGCACGGCGTCACTAAGGTATACGTCACGGCCGTCGGAGGCGGGGGCATCAAGGGAAACTCTCATCCGGACGGCGGTCCGGGCGGATTGGGCGGCAACGGATATTCCTGCTTTAAAGCGCCGGTCGCCGTCGCTCCGGACGCGTCATACGCCGTACACGTCGGCGCCGCGGCATATCGAAATATGAGCGGGGGCGGCGGGATAGTCGACGCGGAAGACACGACGTTCGGCTCCCTGCTCACGGCGGCGCATGGAGAGAACGGCGGCAACGCGACCGGCGCTGGCCCCGGAACGGACGGCGCCGGCGGTTGGAACATCCTCCAGTACGGCGTCGGGCAGGGGCAGCCCTACAGCGCCGCCGCGGACGGCGGGCTGCTGATAATCGAGTGGTGAGCATCATGTTGTGACTGGGAGTGATAAAAAATGAAGATGCCAGAGCGCGACATCAACCGGCCTATGCAGGGCAAGGATTTTTTAGTCGAAGTCTATATTCCGGGCGTGCTCGGCAAATGGTGTGTTTTTGGCGGACAAAGGGACGGCTCCCTTGATGTTGAAGCGGATGTCGTCGACATGACGGAAGCGCGCTCTGACGGATGGGGATACGCGCGCGTTGCGGCTCGAAGCTGGAAGATGGATATAGATACGCTGTTCATGCTGACGGACGAAGCGCGCGACTACATACGTGTCGCCGCCGCGATGGGCACGCCCGTGTACTTGCGCATACGCGATTCCATCGGCGCCATGCGCACTGGACGCGGTATCATCACGGATACGAGCGAGGACTGGGCGCATGACGAAGCAGCGGGATTCTCGATCACGATAGAGGGCCTCGGCCCTCTAAATAATACATAGGAGGCTAATAAAATGGCGTATAAAACAATAAAACTTCGCGGTGACACGGCAACTAACTGGAGAACAAAGAATCCTATACTTGCAAACCGTGAAATAGTCTGGGAAAAGAGCACTTCCGGCAAGATACGTTTCAAGATAGGCGATGGCGTGACGCCGTATAACGATCTTGCTTATAACACAGATGATTCATATTCAAACAAAAATTATCTGCACAACTGGGATTTCCGAAATCCTGTATTGCGTGGGGGGGATAATGATGTTGGACCATGGACAATAACGCGTAAATACACAATAGCGCGCTGGCTTATGTATGGATCGGGAACAGTATCGTTAACTCCCCAGGGAATAATGTTAACACCTATCAACAATGGCAGTGTATATTTAGAACAGTCGATAGAAAATATGCAAGGATTTTTAGGGCGCATGGTATCCGCTGGAGTGAATGTTGTTTCTGGAGAAGCTCGCTTTGGAATTGTGCTTGCTAACGATAACTACTCGATATCCGGCTCCGAGGCGGAGATATTAACCTCTAGAAAAGGCGGCCCTGGAATTATAAATGTATTCACAATGCTTCCTGCATCGAGCGGAAAAACATATCTGAAACAATATATAGCCGCGGATTCCTCCTCTGGCCCCGTGGTAATAGAAACAGCAAAATTTGAAATCGGTTCAAAATGCACAATAGAGTATGACAGCATGGTTGATGCAAATGAAGAGTTTATAGCGTCGGCGAGATATTCACAATTCTTTAGTGTCAATCAGCGTGCACGTATGGTCTCATACGGCACGAAATATATGGATTTTCTTCTTCCAGGATTTGTCCCGATGCGTATATTACCGACAATAGAAAGCGGTGAATTTGATATACGAAACTTAAGTGGGAGCACGGCAGGACTTGAGACTACGCCATCTTTCATAAGCAAGACGCCGAATCTCATTCTTCGTCTCTCAACAGAAGAAGCACATGGGCTTACGGATGGTATCGTTGTAGCGAAAAGTGGCGGCGTGCTTGTGTCCGCGGATCTATAACTTAAGATGGAGGTAAAAATATGTATGCAGTATACGTAAAAATCGACGGCGAACGCAACATCACGATGGTAAATTCCGACACCTTCCTCGGCGATCCTGTACCGGAGGGCTGGATAAAGGTGGACGAAGGCACGGGCGACGCCTACTTCCTGGCGCAGAACAACTATCTGCCGCAGCCGCTCGTGACCGACGACGGCAAATACCGCTGGCGGCTCGACGGCTCCGGGCAGATAGTGGAAAACGACCTGACGCCGACGCTCGACGAACTGAAAGCCGTCAAGCGCGCTGAGATTGCGGCGGCACGCTACGCGGCTGAAATCGCGGGCATCGCGCTCAACGGCGCTCTGATACGCACTGACCGCGAAAGCCAGGCGCTCATCACAGGAGCGGCACTTGCGGCGTCACAGAGCGAGGACGAAACCTACAGTGTGACATGGAAAGCGAAGAGCGGCTTTGTGACGCTTTCAGCCGCGCAGGTCATAGCGGTCGCACAGGCGGTGCGTCAGCACGTGCAGAGCAGCTTCGACAGAGAGGCGGCTTTGCAAGCGGCGATTGACGCGGCGGCGACGGAAGCGGAGCTCAACGGCATTACGTGGTAAATAAGTGGGCGGGGCGAAAGCCCCGTTCTTTTTTAAGGGGGTATTTCCTATGACGGAAAGCATTGTAAATAAGAATCTTGTTAGGCATTCTCAATGGTGTTGGTTTACCGGTTTCCGCAATGCATCTGGCGAGGTCTGCGACGCGCCGGACGACAGCAGCAATGGTTATTATCACAGGTATTTTCTGCGCAGCGAGATGATTCCGGTGGAGGGCGGAAAAGGCTATACGCTTAAGGCCTGGAGTGCAGTCTGCCTCTGTGCGCTAAGTTTTTTTGATGAGACCGGAACATTTTTGTCGAAGAATACAAGCTTGTCGCAAAGCGCGCTTCAGGTGGGGGCGAGTTTTACATCTCCGTCAGATGCGGCGTATATGGAGATTCTCAGCTGGTTGCCTATGCCTCCTTCAGGATATCTTTTTACTTGCTTGGAGGATGTGGGATATAAGCATTTGTATAAACTAGAGGAAGGGAGTTCTCCGACGGCCTTTACGCCTGCACCTGAAGACGCGCAGGACCAGTATATCCCTAAGTTCAACACAAGACCTAAAAATGACCCTGAAGCGGCGAGACAGCTTGTCTCTTGCGCGGAAAGTTATATAGGGCATGGCTGGAAATACGGGAACGCTCAAACGTTGCACGACACTATGACGCCTACAGGACCGTCCGTTTCATATCTGAAATCAGACGGCGTGAAGCAAATAGACTGTCTGACGCTTGCTATGCTGGCGGTTGGCGGTATCCCGTATTTCCAGAGCAAGTATTTCTGCAGCTCTTTTCTGTGGCGCTCAGCGAAATATTACGAGTGGGGCCTGTATTCTCAGCAGAAGTTTCTGGAGGGCTTCGCACGCTGGATATACGAAAACGGTTGGGAAATCGACCCTGGGGAGAATTACCGTAATTTGCAAGCCGGTGATCTGGTTTTCTGGGGAATGAATTACAGAAAGACGAATTACGAAAAGACTAAAACGAGCTTCCGCGGAATCGATCATGTAGGAATGTTTACAGGACGCTGGCTAAGAGATACGGTACCGGCTAACGGCCGTTCTGACGATGGGCTGCTGCATCCGCAGACAATTGAAATATCCAATACCGGGAATATAGTCGTGAATAACTTCCTTGACAGAGTAAGCAGCGAATCAGGGGGAAGCTCCCCGCCTGCCGGATGCAGCGTTGAGTTTATCCAGATGTTCGCGCGCATCCCGCTTTCAAGTCCGTATACGGAGTATGACAGTAACGCACATATGAACACGAATAATGTAATTTACAGCTCGCATTATCAGCCATCTGTGGTAGTTGAGGGCAACGGTAAGCGTATCAATATCGATATTTACGGACGCAATGCGGCTATATGGGAACGCGGTGATATAAGTGCCAACGGCGTTGTGGAGACATCCAATCAGCACCAGTTACATACGAACCTGGTTCCGGTCTTCTGTGTAGCGAAGAACTTAGAGCGCCTGAGAGAACTAGGGTTTATCGTCTATCACTTTTTCTGGTATGACGCGGATGAAACGTTTATTTCTGAAACGACGGCATGGGCGGATTCTGTGCCGGAGGGAGCGGCTTATTACCGTCTGCGCTACCGGAAAATAAACGCAACGCCGTGGACGGACGAAGACATCGCACTTTTTAAGAAACATCAGGCAATACAGCCGTACTGGCGCGGCAATGCGCAGAGCGGCACTGGGACGGCTCTTGACGACGGAGATGACCCCTCGGTCGCGCAGTATCCACAGGGATATCACAGTTACGCATACCTTGAGACCGTCATTCCGAGCGGCAGTTACATCGGCCGCCACAACGGCAGATACGCCCACACGAGCGACGGCCTCGTATGGACGGAGCTGCCAGAAGCCGACCAGGCTAAGCTCGTGGCGCTGCGCATCGGCGACGGGGAAAACAATATCTATATCCCGAACGGGCAGCACGTGAAGCTGACGAGACGGCGGATAGACTGATGTAACTGGAGGTGTCGGCTGTGGCTTGGGTGCCAAGTGACAGGGTGTCCCGCTGGCGGAGACCGGCGGAAATATGGAGCGCCGGGATATCCGCCCGAGCTGATTTTGGTGGTTGTGAAGGAGCGAGAAATAAGAAATGGACGTAAAAATGGCTGTGGTCTGGGCCGGCGTGATAGCCGGCTCTTGTCTTTTCTGGCGGGGCGTGATCACCCTGCTTGCGTAGGGGGAATGAAAAATGAACATCACGCTGGACGTCATAATCGCTGGGATAACGATTGCCACGTTCACCGCCGCTGTTATGCGCGTGACGGTGATACGGCCAATAAGCGACAAGCTCACGCAGATAAACGACTCGATAGTCTCCCTGCGCAACAAGCTTGAGGAAATCGACCGCCGCAGCAACGACCTGCGCGTGCGTATCGCCGCGATAGAGACGTCCATCAAGTCTCTACAACATCAGATCAACGACCTCAAGGAGGGAAAATGAAATGTGGATGCGAATAAAAAAGTGGCTGCTCGTCAACGCCGAACGCGTCGTGCCCTCGCTGCGCCTTTGGGCGCTGCAGCTGGTACTGGAAGCGGAAGAGAAAATACCCGGAAAAACCGGTGCGCAGAAAAGGGAATACGTCGTGCGGAAGCTCGATGAAGCCGTTCGTTTGCCATGGTGGCTGGAACCGTTTGACGCTCCTCTCTTCGGTTTGCTGGTAGACATCATTTGCAACCGGCTAAACGAAAAACATGGGCATGTATGGAACAATCTTTTGGCGAAGGAGATCATAGCGACAACTTTTGCCAAGGAGCAGCCTCGGTGAGCTGGGACCGCGCAATAAGCTTCACGCTGCCGTGGGAAGGCGGACTTTCGAACCATCCGGCCGACCGCGGCGGACTGACGAACATGGGCATAACGCAGACGACCCTAAACAGGGCGCATAAAAAAGGAACGGTGAAACACAACAACGTGCGTGCTTTGTCGAAGGACGAAGCACGCATAATCTATAAAGCTTTCTACTGGGCTCCGTTTGCCTGGGACAGATACACGGAGCCCATAGACATGATCCTCTTCGACTGTTGTGTGAACCACGGCATGGGCGGCACCGCCGACATCGTTCAAAGAGCTTGCGTGTCGTTGGGAGCGTCCCTCATGATCGATGGCAAATGGGGCCCGCAGACGCGCGGCGTCCTGTATGAAGTTGCCTGGAAAAATGGGCTAGCGCTCTCGAAAATGCTGATCACCAAGAGGCTCGCCTTTTATGATCGCATAGTCGTCGCCAGACCGTCGCAGAAAAGCTTTTTAAAAGGCTGGCGCAATAGGACGCTGGCGCTGGCGAAGACGTGCGGCGTGCGTGTGTGACAACAGATAGATTGCGGGGCGGACGCCTTTGGGGGTCCGCTTTGCTCTTTATATGAAAGGACTAAGGGGCTAGGCACGAAAAAGTATTTTATTGCTCTATTGATGTGATTACAGTGCATTAAAGTGTTATAATTTTCAGACAACCAAATTTTAGTTTATGGGAGGGAATTACATATGGCAAACGAAAATCTTATCAGCCACAGACGACATTTATGGGCAGAAGGTGCGGTTCTGGGGGCAACTGGAGAGATATTGAATAATGAAAGTATGCGGTTGTCCTATATACACTCAGATTTCTTCCCCATAGAGAGTGGGGCTGCCTATACTTTCCGTTCCCTTGGTCCATGTAAGGGATTTTTAGTATTCTTCGACGCTGACAAGGTATACTTGGGGGTAAGGGCTCCAAATCTGGCTGCGCAGCAGCAAGAAGGAGGCTATACCTTTACGTCACCAAATGGGGCTGCCTGGTTCCGTGTTACGAGTTCCGTGCGTGACAGCAACGATACACTGCTGCGCTCTACCATTTATGACCTTGGCTATAAGCACCTTTACAAGCTGGAAAAGGGATCAGCGGCCACATCGTTTATCCCGTCAAAGCGCGATAGCCAGGAACCTGTTTATCTGGAATCCAGCGAAAGACCGAAAAACAACGCAGAAGCGGCAAGGCAATTGGTCAGTGTGGCTGAGAGTTACTTAGGTAGAGGCTGGGTCTATGGGCAGGAGCCTTCCAGACAGGATACATATACGTTGGAAGGACCACCGGCAGAAAGTCTGGTAACCGAAGCTGGCATAAAACAGATAGACTGTATGACACTAGCCGTGCTTGCTATAAACGGAATTGATTA